TTAAACATTAAACATTAAACATTAAACATTAAACATTAAACATTAAACATTAAACATTAAACATTAAACATTAAACATTAAACATTAAACATTAAACATTAAACATTAAACATTAAACATTAATAAAAATAAATAATAAATTAAAAACAATTAAAAACAAAAAAATAATTAATAGTTATAGTATATTAATTATTTTTGGCAAAAATTATCTAAATATCTTCATCGCTTGAACTATCGTTAGCTATATTTGTTAAATTGTATTTAATTTTTATATTTTTGGCTTCTAAAAATGCTTCTACTGCATTTCTTCTTATTTCTTTTGCTTTTTGTTTAGCCTTCTTATATATTTCTAAATATATACTTTCATGAGACTTTATTTCTATTGGAGCGCTATTTTCTGTAATAACATCTAAATTAGTTATTTCTAGTTCGCAATCATCGTCAATAGCCTGATTTTTTTCTAAATTATTCATTAAATATTTGAATGAATTAGTGCCTTGTATTAATTCTGGGTCTTGTGCTTGTGCTAATTCTGGGTCTTGTGCTTGCGTTAGGTCTTGTGTTTGCGTTAGCTCTTGTGCTAATTCTGGGTCTTGTGCTAATTCTGGGTCTTGTGCTTGCGTTAGCTCCGGTCTACTAGTTAATAATGTATGTTTATTATTTTCAGCATTATTATTCTCTAAAGGATCCTCTTTTTTTTTATTTATTTTAATCAATATTTGATTTTCTAAACTATCACATGGATATAAAACCATAAACTGCACTAATATAACATCAATAATGAATGATGATTTAGAAAATCGTATTCCATTTATATTTAATAGTGGAATTATTTCATTATTATTGTCATAATCTGCTAAAGTAAGTTTCTTTTCGTTTTCATCATAAAGATTTATTTTCTCTTGCTTTATATTTGCTTTAATTAAAAATTTCTTGCCGCCTTTATATGATCTCATAATTGGGTTAATAAAATCATTAATATCATCATTGGATATATTTTCGGAATCGTAAAACCATAATGATTTATTATTGCAAATTTCTTTTATAAAATAATTTTCTAGATTTTCAAAGAATTCAACTATTAACCTGTCGCTGCTGTTGAATTCTAAATCGCAAAAGCATTTATTATTAGCTTGAATTATTCCTTGTTTAGTTCTACATTTAGGAAGCTGAATATAGAAATTTTTATTTAGATTATTATTTAATTTGCTAAAATAAATATTAGCATTTAGAAGTGTAGGATTTTCTAATTTTAAAGTGCTAAAATTAAAATTTTCACATATTTCGTAAATCTGATTGTTCATGTATTTAATTATATAAAACTTTAGAAAAATGAATTTATATTTTCACGCATAAATGTAATAAATAAAAATATAATAAATAATATACTTACTATTATTATAATTTTAAAGTAATATGTCAAAAACTTGCACGTCAAAAACTAGTGTGTCAAAAAATAGTATCTCAGAAACTAGTATAGCTTATCATTGTATTAACTTTTTAAAATCGGAAGAAATCAAGAAAGAAATGAGCGCTATAATTAATCCTATTATGGATTATTTCTTAAAACAAATACATATATATTTGTATTTTTTCTTATTTTTTATATTTATTAGTTTTATTTTACATTTAGGAGTATTATTTTTATTAATAAAATATAATATACGATTAAAAAAATATTATCATAAATTGGAAAAATTATAATATTTGGAAAAATTATAATATTTGGAAAAATTATAATATTTGGAAAAATTATAATATTTGGATAATATATAAATATGGTAAGCGAAGGATCTATGGATGATACATCACAATCTGCCAACGCGACACAAGCAGCCGATGCAGCTTTAGCGGAGTTGAAGGCGCTTACTGGTGGTAGAAGATACAGAGGAAGAAGAGGAATGGGATCAAGATCAAGAGGAAGAAAAGGAGGCTCATTTTTAGCAGAAGTAAGTGTCCCTGTAGCACTACTAGCGGCTACACAGTACATGAAAAGCAGAAGAAGATATGGGAAAACTAGCAGTAGAAGAAGAGGGACTAGAAAAAATTACAGAAGAAGAACCGGATATAGAAGAAGGTGAATAAATATATAATATTTATTATTTAATAAATGCATAATGATTTTAACTTAAAGTTAATATTTATAATTAATAATAACTAAATTCATAAGTTATTATTAATATGGATGACAAAAATAACATAATTAATTTTGATATTCAAAGTAGTATAAAAAAATGGGTAACTTTAGACAATGAATATAAAAAACTATATAGTCAACTCACAACTTTGAGAGAAAGCAAGCATGCTATAGAAACAAACGTGTTTAATCATTATGATATTAAAAATATGAAATATCCATTAATAAATATAAGTGATGGTAAATTAAGTTTAATACAATATAAACAATACAATATGCTAAGTTACAAATTTTTAGAGGATTGTTTTAAAGAGTTTTTCAAAGATTATGAAAATAGTGATGCTATTGAAAAGGAGCTTATTGAGTTTATAAGATCAAAAAGATCATTTAAAACAAATAAATTAATTAGACGAAGTTATAATAATTAAACACAAGTTTAATAATTAAACACAAGTTATAATAATTAAACACAAGTTTAATAATTAAACACAAGTTATAATAATTAAACACAAGTTATAATAATTAAACATAGATTTAATACTTAAATTTATAGTATTATTTATATAATAATAGTATAAAACATGTTGAAATATCTTAACGATCTAGATACTAAAAAACCTAAATTAAATAATTTAGCTATGCTTCCTGGTTTTAATATAATAGAGCAAGCAAAAACTAAGGAACATTTTAAGAATGATACATTTAACAATGATACATCTAATAAAACTATTGTAAGTGAAAATATGTTTACTAAATTATACGGTTTAATTGATAATGTTAAAAAACAACTTACCAGAAAAAATCACAAGAAAAAACAAGGTGAAGCTCAAGCACAAGGTGAAGCTCAAGCACAAGGTGAAGCTCAAGCACAAGGTGAAGCTCAAGCATCAAAAGCAACACAAAAACAAGCAATAAAAGTAAATGCAATTAAAGTAAATGCTACAAAAGCAAAAGCAAAAGCAACAACATCAACAAATCGAAAGCATGCAAAAGCAGAAAATACAAATAAAAGCAGGAAAAAGAGTGCTTAAGCCTTGAACCAATTACTATTATTAAATGGACTAATTAACACATTACTAATTCTATCTTTCCAATATTTAACACGCTGCTCAAATAGTAATTCTTTAGTTGTTTTAGGGTATAAATCTTTATTTAGATAGTCCTTCTCAAGCTCACTTTGTTTTGGTTTTACACCGTAACAATTTGAACCTAATTTCGTATGAGGATTAGGAACATAGCCGCCATTTATACCAGGTAATCCGCAATCATATTTATGGCCTTCTTTATCTTGTAATTTTGTCCAATCACTTTGACTTGTTGGATAAAGTCCAAGCTGATCTTTCGTCCAGCCATAACTGCACCAACTTGCGCCATTTTTTTGAGCCTCACTTAATTGATTAAAGTTAGCTAATTCTCCTTCAAATGCTTTGCAAATAGCTTTAGCGTCATGATATGTAAATCTATTACCAGGAACGTGATAAACCTCGTTAAAATTCAGCGATATGTCGGGTTGGACAACAACCGATTTTATATTTATTTCGGGTTTGTCAGAAAATAAACTTTTAAATTCTGTCATAATATTAATATTAAAAAAATAAGCTAATCCATTAACAAAAATTAGAAGAATAAATATTCCCCACAATAACGCCTCAATAATATAATGTCCCGATGATTGATTTGAATTACTTGTATTACCTCCGTAGTTATATGAACTGCCTAAAAATGAAAATATTATGTAATAAATCATAATAATAACAATAAGGACTATTAATACAAAAGGATTGGAGCCTAAAGTGTTTAAATTATTGTAAAAATCTTGCGTTATATTATTAACTAATGCCATAATATTATAATATTATAATAATATAATATTATAATAAAAATAATATTTTCCTATAATCTATAATCTATAATCTATAATCTATAATCTATAATCTATAATCTATAATCTATAATCTATAATCTATAATATTTTTCTATAAAAATAGCAATATCCTTTTGATGTGATTAAGTGTGTTTCACTAATTTCATTAACAACATCGTCATCAAACACATACCACTTTTGATTTGAATTTTTAATATATGCAGTGTAATGTCCTCCTTGACTTTCCCCGCTATGATTACAAATTCCAAATAATTCATAAATATATGTTTCTCTATTATAACCTATAACATATTTGCTTAGATCTAGGCCTAATAATGGAGTATGCACTACACAATTTAATTTTTCATTTGAGTTATTAAATCTTTTAAAATCTACTACTAATATACTAGGTAAACTCCAGAATTTAATGGTTTTTACGACATCTTGCTTTGCATTTGTGTGCTCATTAAACCACGCGTTAGAACCTTCTAAAAACTCATTATTAGTATAATAATCAAAACAATCGTATATAGAACATTTATTATTATTTGATCTTGGTAGCGGTAAATTAATTGTGCTAAAAGGTTCGGGTTTCATACTTAAAATCTTATTACTATTATCATTTGTTATAATTAATGAAACATGTATTCCAAAAAATAAATCAATGATTTCAGAATAGCTAGCACTATAAGTGTTTTTTATCATAATGTAACATGTTTTAGCTAATTCATCAAGATCATGTTCCGTTTTTCCATCAACACTTATATTTACCTTTCGCTCTAACGCTTCATGAAAACAATCGAAAATAAAAATAAGAAACTCCGGTAAATCATTTTGCGAATAACCTGTAAATAAATCTCTCTTTTTTAATGCTGCTATTGCTTGTATACTATTTATAAATCTGTTTGGACTAATTATACAGTTTTTACTCCATAACAAGTCTTTTAAGAGTTTCCATTCTTTCAAAACTAATCCATTGTCATTGTGTTTAACAATGTTATGTTCGCATAAATCAATGAGCTCATTTAACTCATAACAATGCGATAATATTTGCATGCACGAGTTTATATAACATGTATTTCCTAAATTACATAATCCCGACAATCCTTTATTTTCATATTTGGCCAGTAAATCATTAGATGCCAAATATTTATAATCTAATTGTGCATTCATAATGAAATATGTAATGTGTTTAATATATTAAATAATATATATTTAAATATATATTATTTATATTATTCATTAACATTAACTTGACAATTATGAATTCTATAAATCCTATAAATACTATAAATCCTATAAATCCTATAAATACTATAAATTCTATAAATCCTATAAATCCTATAAATCCTATAAATACTATAAATCCTATAAATAGTATGGATAATTTGCTACTATTATCAAGTAATTATATAAATCATTTAAATAATGGTACGCTCTATTTAAACAATTTACTATATATGTTTAATAATAATAACACCAATAATAATAACAATAACACCAATAATAATAACAGTACCAATAATAATAACAGTAATAATAACAGTAATAACAGTATCAATAACACTATCAATAACACTAACAATAATAATAATAACACCAATAACAATAGCAATCAAAGATTTGCCTATTTATTGGATTATAATTTGGGTGATTTTGAGAGATTATCCAACACTAATTTATACGATTTAATTAGTACAAATAGCGCAGACTTATATTATGGAAACATAGAAAACCCTAAAAATGAAACATGTGCTATAACACACGAAACCTTTTCTAATTGTGATCAAGTAACTATGCTTAAAGAATGCGGCCATATATTTAATTGTTGTGCTATAAAGAAATGGCTAATAGAGCATCAAACATGCCCAAATTGCAGATATAATATACTAACTAATTCTAACATTATTAGTTATTCTAATCCTGATAATAATAAACAAATTTTTTTATATAGTAACGAATTCAAATTTTATTTAGCTTTACATATTGATAATTTATTAGCAAACAGACGAACAAATAATGAAAACGAAAACGAAAATGAAAACAACGAATATGATATTGGATTACTTATAGTTTAAAAATTACTTAATAAATTATATTGACACAGTCATGGGTATTATTAAAGGAATAATATAACTATTATTTATAATTTTCAATCGCTCTAATCTAATTTGTCTAGCTATTTTCCATTTTTTACTTCTATAATACATAATATTTTTTTTAGCATCGCTATACAATGTAGGGGTTTCTTTGAGAGATTTTTGCAATTCTCTCAATTTATCAGTTTCATTTTTATAATTTTCTTCCATAGTTTTTATTTTTTCAAATTGCTTACGTGTTTCAATACATCTTTTATTATTATCATTTTTTTTCAAAAATATGTATTTTTTAATATCTGCTAACGTTTGTGTTTCAAACCGTGTAGTAAAATATTTGCCTCTTACATGTCGTAAACTATCATTGTTTGTATTATTAATACCTTTATTTCCACAATACGGACAACGCGAATCGCCATTTCTAAACCAACTAACCAAACAATGTGTATGATAAGTATGGTTACATTCTGGTAATGTATAACATTGACTACAACTCAATTCGTCTTTACATATCATACATTCTTCATTAACATTATTTATATTAAGGCTAAGAATATTAATTGCATTTGTTAAAGTATTCATTATAAGCTTCACTACTTTATTAGCTTATTACTCAAATAAGTTTTATATATTTTATTTAATATATTATAATAAAATATAATATAATATAAATTACATATAATATAATATAATATAATATAAAAATTAACATTAACATTAACATTAACATTAACGTCCGCCTTTTAATAAAGCGCCAAATGGGCTCCAATAAGGTAATATTATAGGTTTTTGTTTTAATACGTTTAATATAGTTTGCGACACGCACTTTTTATCTACAACAATTTGATACGTATAGTCTTCAAACCATGATTTTGACATATAATAATTTCCTTTAAAGCCCTTTTCATCTCCCCAAGAATTTTCAACTAAAAATCCGTTTGTTTTTGAATGGTCGAAATTATAGCCTTTTATAACCACTGCATGAACCGGACCAGACTGCCTATAATTTAGAGCATCACATTTTTTCATATAATTGTCAAAACCAAAAACATCTTCATAGTCAAATCCTTCGCTATCTAAAAATCCATGGTCATGTGAAGCATATTTTTTAATGTCGACCCCAACCCATACTCCTTCTTCATTATTAATTGATGTTTTAACGGCATCTATCATTATATTGCTAGGAACATTAATAAAATTTTGCTCACTAGCACCTAATATATTGAATGCCATTTCAACATTATATAATTTATAAAATGGAGTATATTTACATGGATAGTTTATTAAACATATTTTGTCTCGTGCTTTATACGGAACATATTTTTTATAAAAGTCCAACGGACTTACATTTGCAATTTTTTGCGCTTTTAATGATTTATCGTTATTACTTGTTTCATAATATTCCCATGTTATTTTGCTTGGCGGCTCACCCAAAAACAACACCAAAATTTTATAGCAATCAAATAACATTTCTTGCAATAAACGATCTTTATTTTTGGCAATTTCAGTTTTTGACATAGTTCTAATTTTATGGCCGCATTTTCGTAAAAAGTCATCATAAAATTGTTCTAATTCTTTGGAATTAGTGCTATGAAAATGATCATTCATATTTGATTTTGGGACTATACCATATTTTTCAATTAAATTTACAAAAACATTCCACTGACCACCGTCATCTGTTAATCTGTCTAACATGTGTATTAATTTTACTAATTCTGTTTCGGTTTCTAGTGTTTCTAAACTAGTGCTATAACTTTCTAAAATATAATTTAAATAATAATTCGCCTTTTCTAATTTATCATAAAAAAATAAGAAATTTTGCGAAAGCTCAAAGCTAGGTTGCAACTTATACTTTTTAATCATTTTATAGCGAATAATATTTAAAAATGCAAATAACCAACATCTACCACTATTTTTTTGATTTGTTACATTAGCATTTACATCAATGATTTTGTTAAATACTTGTTTTTTATTTTGTATATAATCACTTTTCAATATTAATTTCTTAAAGTCGGACTTTGTATTTACATTTCTTAATACTTTGTTTGTTTTCTTTATATTAAATTTATGTGAAAAATTTGCTAGATTTTTATGTGTTATATTATTAACCATAGCTATATAAAAAATATATATTAATATAACACTATATTAATATATTTTATAAACAAAACAATATAACAAAACAATATAACAAAACAATATAACAAAACAATATAACAAAACAATATAAAGACTTATTTACAGTCTTTCAAATATTTATCAAATAACAAACTTTTAATTTCTTTACATTTCAATTCTTCTAATTTTTTCTCATATTTTTCGGGATCAGTCCATTTTTCGCGCAATTTTGCTAACTCATTATGCCATGATTGTAATGTAGCTCCTCGCTTCATTTTAAATGCATTCATATTTTCTAAATCCAAGGCATATAACTGTAATAAAGGTTTCATAATTTGATTACTAATATAATGGCTATAGTCTAGCTCTAATTTATTAGCCTTAATATAATCAGGGGTCTCTATTTTTTCACCTTGCAAAGCCTTTTTATTACTATGCACAATATACGCATAATACATCCTATCTCCACTAGACGGTTTATTGCCGCTGTCACGTAGTCCAATACGCTCAGCCAAAACTTTATGCGCAATTTGCTTTGGGTTTTTATAATACCCACGCAATGACTTAGTTACTAATAATTTTTCGATTGGATATTCGCAATTTATTAATTTACCAAGACATTCATTCAAAAACTTTATTGATTTAGTAATGCTTCTTTCCGTCATAATAATATTAACAATATTTCCATAAATATCTTTTACAATAGGGGCATTATCTCGCCGCTTTAATACAATACCCATATATTTCATTTTGCCTTTATCTGGATTGTCTTCATATAAAATACCTACATAACGCTTTTTTGATAACAAAATCCACGGATAAAATGTTTTTTCATATTCTAAATCATGGGGCGCTTTTAAGAATTTACTTGCCAACTCACCCGCCTGCTTTGCTAGCTCAATGGTATAAACTAGCGCTTCTTTATTTACAATTTTCTCAAGCGTCTCAGGATTACGCAAGTTGAATTTAAAGAATACGGAGTCGGTGTCACCATACACACATTGCGCCTTCACTTTTACAATTGTCCCATTGCTAACCGTGACATTAATGTCGTCATAACATTCTTCAATAATTGAACGCCCATAAAATAATAATTTGCGCCCAATAGCGGTAGTAGATGCTGCAACGTCTGGCTCATAAAAGGCACTTGTTATTGCACCCATTTGACCATATAACGAATTAGCAGTTACTTTAATACTTAATTGACGCTTATCCAAAATATTTTTCATAAAATCATCGTTTTCTAATGTTATAAGCTTTCGCGTTGCTTTGCGAGCCGAAAGTAAATCTTCTAAAATTGCGGGCATGATTGCTTTTCCATCGCTAAATTGCGCAAATCTGCAAATCTTATAGCCAATTATAATTTTCTTTGCGGCTGCTTTGGGTGTTAACCTAACATATTTATAAGTATCATACTTTACATCAACATAAGTATAACCTTTGTCATATAAATTGTCATATATAAAATGCCCATGCTCGTCTTTTTCGCCTTGCTCACCTATTAAATTATGCTCTAAATCATATTCTTTTGTCCACACTTTACTGTCATGCGACAAGTTTTCGGAAATAATAGATGACGGATATAGCGAACTGTAATCAACACACGCAACCGGTTCATCTAAATAAATACCCGTTTTAGGCTTGAAAACATGAGCTCCCTCATATCCTCCGCCATTTTTTTGCTTTTTAACAACAGGCATAAGCGTATTCTTTTCGCCGCATTTTTTAGAAACATAACTTTGTAATTTAATACCTTGCCCGCGCAATAATAAGAAACTTAGCGGTACATTACACAAATTTGACATTTCTACTTTGTCTGTAATAACGTCAACTTTTAATAATAACCAAATAACATTATCACAATCAGCTAAACAATATTTGCCAACAGTCCATCTATCGTAATCTGACCCATTAGCCAAGGAGAAGATTTCTTGGGGTGTTACGTCGTCCTTTGCTAAACCCCATTTATACTTGTAATTTGCTAAATCCAGTTCTTCTGCACTGTTAATCACAAACCAATGGTCCTCTTTGTTTAACTCAATAATTTCGTATTTTTTTCCCTTTTTATATAAATTGGAGCTAAATCCTTGCTCGTCAAACTTAATATAACTACCAACAGATAGTCCTGTTAAATTTTTAGTATTAACTTTTGTAGTATTTGCCTCGTTATTAACTTCTATACTTATTACGCTATCACTTATAAAATAGGACGACGTAAAGTCTAATTTATTGGAACTTAATGTAAATTCTTTCCTGAAAATTACATACATATCAATAATAATACGGCCCGGCATTTTTATAAATTTTAGATTGTATTCGCCACTTGCTAAAATGATTTTGTTAGTTTCAATGTCTTCTAATCCAGTGCGCCAATCCTTTGAACTACAAACCTCATCTTTATTGCGCGATAACTTGAGAAATTCTTTTGCGCAATTTAATTCAAGGGATCGCTTATACATGAATTCAAAATCAAAACCGGTAATATTATAACCCGTAATAATATGCGGATTATCATTAATTATAATTTTTGTAAAGGTTAATAATACGTCTTTCTCTGTTTGTCGCTCTAAAACAATAACATTGTTTTCTTGTATCCATGACAAGTATTTTTCGGGAATTTTGCAACCACCTTTTACAATTATTACGCGTTTATACGGTTGCGTCTCGCTATAATTAATAAAACTTAATCCAATAAACGTGACAATATCACCTTCTAGATCCGGAAACCCTGTATTTTTAAATGCTTCCGTTAACTCATATAATTTTGTATTATATTCACAACTATTATCTTTAATTAACTCAATTAAAGTGGCATTTTTCTTATTGTAAGCCTTTACTCTCTTTTTACGCTTAAAATTAGTAGCAACTTCAATGTCTTTATTAGCTTCGTTGGCGTCGACGTCGGCGTCGTCATCATCGTCGTCGCCTTCATCTTCTTCATCGTCTTCCGACTCGCTTATTTCTATGATGCCGTTATTACTGTTTTTCTTAAAATTGGCCGGAATATAATTTGCCAAATTTTCAATCAAATTCTCAAAATTTAATGCACTAATATTCTTCTCTTTTGGATAAACTTTAGCAATGTAGCTTAATTTATTGGCGCTTAGATCGAAAGCACTCAATATTTCATGCTTTAACATGCTAATATCATAATTAGCTTTAAAGTCTTCACTGTGAGAATAATAATTTTCAAGTATATTGGTAGCTAATTTTTTATAGTTTTTAATTGGAAGAGGAAAATCGCCATGACTGCTACTTGCTTCAATATCAAAACTACAAATATTATATTTTACTAGTGTTTCTTTTTCTTTATATGAAATAATATCTTCGTGACTTATACAATATTCATACGCACAATGTGTTGTTTTGTTTGCTATTTTCTTAACTTTATGCGATGCCATTTTAATCCATCCACTTGGAATGATTTCTTTGCTATGAAAGAATTTTAATAATGGAGGAATGTCTGCTTCATACAAATAACAATTTGTAATTCCTTGTTCATCTTTATATACATAACCATCATCATTTAATGATCTATCAAAACCATTTTCCTTTGTGGTTGTGTCAACATAAAATAGTTTCTTTACTTTATTATATATTGCACTGTTTACAAATGAAATTTTTATAAAAGTATGCAGTTTTTTATTATCAAAACCATATAATTTTTGCCGCTTTACAAGCTTCAAACTCACAATACTATCTTCATAATAATTGCCAACCTTTTTTTTCAAATGAGCCAAAAACAAATTAGTTCGCTGGTCATTCCATTGTTCATTTACCAGAATGTAGAAAAACGGATAAAAGTTTTCAATAATAATTGAAGCAGTCTTATGTGTTTCATTAATGCCAAATGCTTGAATTATAAATTTCTTGTTGTCTTTATATGGATTAATTTGTACATTAGTCAATTTATTGTGTCCATCATACACATTATAGTCATATAATCTGAAAGATTTATATTTTTCCACATTCTGTTTTTCCACATTCTGTTTTTCCACATTCTGTTTTTCCACATTCTGTTTTTCCACATTCTGTTTATCCATGTTGTGTTATTAATATTATTAATATTATTTCTATATTTTTTAAATATTAGAATAATTTCAATTTTTAAAATTAAGGATTATTGATCAAAAAACACAGACTCTCCTTTTTAATTTTTATTTTCTAACAAACAATTTAAAAGGTGTAACTACAGGAGAATTTAGAATTATATTTTGTCTAGTTATTGAATTTTCTCTCAAATTAGCAATGCAAGATTGAGATAATCTATTGCGTGCACTGCTTCTTACAACATTTGCAAAATTTATATTTCGAAGGCTAGTTGTTGTGGTTGTAGCATTATCTTTTGCGGAATAATGTTTGTTAGCATTTATTTTAGTATACACTAGATCCTGTGAATTCTTGCAATCATCTTCTACTCTATATTGATTAATAAACCCACGTCCATTTATAAAATTTGGATCATATGGTGTAATTGATAATAGTTTTGGAACATCATTTAATCCTATTAAACCTTCTATCATTTTTCTTGATAAATTGGATCCATTTCTTGCGGGAATAAATGTGCTATTTTGTGTAGATGTTCTTGCTCCAGGCAATAGAACTATTGCTTTTTCCAAAGTATCAATAGTTGGATCCTTTATAATTTCAATATTATTATTTGGATATAAAAAGCGCTCATCGGTTTCTGTAGCAGGATCATGATATACTAAGATACAATCAACATTTTCAAAATCACTTCCAATTGTAGTGGTAAATAAATTTATAACTTGTAAATTGTAAAAATTTAATTTACTATAATTTAAATATGTATTAAAAGGATAGTTATTGCAAAAATCTAAATTATTATTATTTAATAATATATTTAAATCTAACGTCATAACAAATGTTATTCCATAATTAAAACGCAAGTCGAAATCAATAATAGACGTATAAAAGTTGCTTGACAAATCTGATAAGTTATTTAGTCTATAATTTCTATCAAAATCAAAGTTTTTAACTTTGAATTGCAACGCATTATTAAAAAATTCATAACTAATACTAGCATAGTCGCTGCGTTTATTATTTATATTTATTAAATTATTAACATTATTGTTATAGTAGTTATTACTATATGTGCTAGTATATGAAAAATCAATTATTTTTGAAATATTTAAATCAAATCGTTTTTTGTTTTTATATTCAACATAATTATACAATATATTATTGTAGTTTATATTATTATTGTAATTTATAATATTATTACTATAATCGCTGCTATTAATATATTTATTATTGCTACTACTATTATAGCTGTCAAATGTAAAATCTAATAAATATAATTTAGATACATGAGGAACTAATGTATTATATTTTGTATTAGCACTTGTTATTAATGATGAATTTATATTTTTTTTAAAAATTATTTTTGAAATATCAAAAACACTCCTATTTTTTGATATAATGTGAATGTTATTATATATGTCATATTGTGTTATACCTGTAATTTGTTTTCCTAATGATAAAAATATTGTATTACTTAGATCGGTCGTTTTTTTATAATCATTGTTATTTGCGTAAAAATTAGAACATATATCCAACGTTTTAACATTAAGAAGAAATATGTCGTTTTTATTTACTAAAATTTTGCTATTTGCTTTAATATTATTTAATATAGCAAAATTGTTTGTTTTAATCATGAAAGTATTGAAAGTATTGAGTGTATTGTCAACATAGTCATATAAATTGTATGGAATAGTACTATTATTATTATACAAACTAAATGTGTAGCTATTTATATTTGTAAAATCTAATGTAAGTTTGTTATAACTATATATATTACTATATAGCGAATATGATATATCTTTATTAAATATGTTAATAGTTGAACTTGGAGTAGCACTTATTTTATTATCAGTAAATAAAGTTGTAAAATCACTAGACTTATAATCTATTGCTCCAGAATTTGATGTTGGTAATGGTGTTGATCTAGTTGTTGAAATGTTTGAAATCATAAATCTAGTATTAGTATAATCGATGGTTGAATTATTGTAATCATCACTGTATATAAAATCTTTTATATTTATGCTAAAATAATCTTTATTATTTGTTATACTATTAAAGTAATAATTTAAGTGATAATAAGTAGGACTGTTTTCGGTATCGTTTACGCTTTCAATCTTATTAATTAAATAGTTATATGAATTATCACTAATATCTTGATTTTTTATAAATAATATTTTCCTATTTGTGTTATTTATATCATGATCGTGAATAAATTTAATATTATTTTTAATATTATTTTGAGTAATTAAACAACAATGATTGTTGAATATATTTGATCCGGTAGACATAATTGTTTGACTTAGAAATATTCTATGTTTATATTTCTCGGAATATTGTTCAATAAAATAATCTTTAAGACTAACATCATTATTAATGCTATTTGTATTAGGGACTTCTTTAGTTATAATGGATGTTTTTGCATGTATTGTTAGTCCTTTATTAACAGATGAATTTTGTAAAATAATATAATTATTTTTAGTACTATTCAATACATACATAGTTATAATATATACATATTTTTAAACTATAGATTTTAAACTATACTATAAATTTTAAATTATACTATACATCTTAAATTTTTAATAATAAAGTATTAAAAATATAATAATAAAAAAATATATAAAAATAAAAATATAATATATATGTGCTCATGTTAATACGTCAGTATCGTTAAAATACCACTGTGAAGATAAATATGGAGGTTTAGATTTACTAATATTACTATCTTTCTTGGTTTTAAGATTAGGTCCTTTGGAATTAATTGAATTAATCTCAAATGTTCCTATAGCATAATTAAAATATTTTAGGTCAGATATGTTACCAGAAAATCCACCATTATAGTTAATATACAAATTATCATAATTTTGTTTAACAATATTTGATAATTTATGGCGTTTTGTTAAATTACCATTTATATATATGTCAACAATATTTTGAGAGGTTGCCCTAATAACAACATATACCCATTTTTTAATTGGTATTGCGTCTACGTATATGTCATCGTAGTATGCTTTTGAAACACTATTATTATTATGAAATACGTTTATTCTTACTAACATACCTAATATTGGAAATTTTTCTAATAAATTGGTTGAATAATTTCGTTTACCTTTATATAAATACACACCGGGGCAATTATTAGGACCAAATAAACCTGAACCACCTTCACCTGTGGAATTTGGCGGAGATCCTTTATTGAAAACATGCATATAATCTACCTCGTCTTTATATTCTAAATTATTCACATATATCCAAAACGAATAAGTAAATTCAATTCCTTCATATTGATTAGCACTTCTTAAAAGAGGAATAGATGTTTTTGCTCCTAATGCTTGTGTAACTGTTAAAGCTTCTGTTGCGTCTTTCATACCACTAATTATATATGGTGTTTGTGATGGAGACAATAATACATATAAAATTTTACTACCAATGTAAAATAAAGCAGAAAATAAAATTATAATTGCTAATAAAAAGGTTAATCTTGCTATCATAGTGTTTGATGATATGAAATCGTTTAACATGCTTTTTTTTTCAGTTTTATATGGAATTAATGATGACATATTTTTTTTAATATTTTCCAAAATTCCTTCAGGTGGATTCATATTTATTACTATATTATAATAATATTAATAATATTATAATATTAATTTTTATTGTTATTAATTTTTATTGTTATTAATTTTTATTGTTATTAATTATTATAATTTTTATTGTTATTAATTTTTATTGTTATTAATTTTTATTGTTAGTGTATTAATAATATTAAATTGTGATTGTGCCCTTTTCTTTGTTATATTCATAAAAGCTGACTTTTAATCTATATTTATTAAACATACTACTTGCAAGTCCGGAATTAATACCTTCCTTATAAATATTATATGCTTCTTGTGGATTAATTGCATTTCCTTCGTAGCGTATACGTGTTATAAATCCTTCAAAACTACTGTTTAATCCGTCATTATTTGCAGCTGTTCCTGTAATTTGCATATTGCCTATATATATATTTTTTTTAATTTGACTAGGATCATCGTTTTTATATAGTCCATGTAATATAAATGAATTGCGCAATTTACCATCTAAATATACATCAAATGTGCGAGTATCTACACTTAAAGTTAAATTATTCCATTTTTGAACGGATATATTAGGGATTTTATATCTTGCAAAGTTAGTCTTATTTCCACTGTTTGGTTTGTCTAAATAACTTTCTATGTCAATAAATAAATTGTTTTCATATTTATCTAATGCAATATTTATATTTTTAAAAATATTACCAGACGATTCGATTGTCACCTTATTGCTAATACCTGATAAAGCAACTTGTAACTCTGGGACTGTTCTTGCATTTTCACGAGTTGCCATAAATAAAATATTCTTCTCATTTGAAATATTATCTCCCCAATTTTCTATATAAAACCATACACTCAACATAAAGTTGGATGAACTTGTTTCTGGTATATTTTTAGAAAATATCACATTTTTATTACTTGAAAAAAAGGAAGAGCTTGCACTAGCACTATCATACCTTTCAGCTGGTAATCTTGCATCACACATAATATCATAGATTATATTTGTTTTGAAAAATAAATTCCTAAGTCCCCATATAAGAACAACTACTAGTATTATTACTATAATTATATTTACTACACTCATTATAATTTTATATATAAAAATATTATAATGTTTAAATCAACACTCAAATATTTATTATTTAAAATTTAATATTTAAAATTTAAAATTAATGTCTTAAATCTTTCTTTAAATTGTTTCTTTAATTGTTTTTTTTTACTTGTTTCTTTAAATTCTTTTTTTAAACATGTTTCTTTAAATTCTTTTTTTAAACATGTTTCTTTAAATTCTTTTTTTAAACATGTTTCTTTAAATTGTTTCTTTAAATTGTTTCTTTAAATTGTTTCTTTAAATTGTTTCTTTAAATTGTTTTTTTAAACTTGTTTCTTTAAATTCTTTTTTTTAAATTCTTTTTTTTAAATTCTTTTTTTTAAATTCTTTTTTTAAATTCTTTTTTTAAACATGTTTCTTTAAATTCTTTTTTTAAACATGTTTCTTTAAATTCTTTTTTATTCTTTTGTGTTGTTTTTTGATAAATTATATAGCAACTCAATTGTTGACGGAGTTTTTATTTTATCGTAATAATATATTTGTTTTATACTTCCATGAATGCCATCATTTTCGCCAATAGTTATGTTATCGCCTTTAAAATATGGCGATACATTTTCTTTTGATCCAACTAACTTACCGTCTACAAAAACATCTATTATATTATTATCATAATTTATTACGAAAAATAGCCATTTTTGAAACTTGGGATTTGCCAACTCATATATTGTATCCAATTGATCGCCTCTATTACTTATTGTTCTAGATTTTATTATTATTTTCTGTGATTTGCCGTTATAATAAATTACGGGTTTATAAGCATAATTAAATAATATAGTATCTTTTGTATATGCAATTGAGGTGTTTTCTGGTTGCGTATTAAGATATATATAAAAGCTCAAACTATAGGTATAACTATACGGAAATTTTTCTTTACTTACTACAGAGTTATAATATTCGGTTTTAATATTATAAGAACTATTTTCATCTTTAAATAGTGTATAAGTGTAAGCTTTTACATTTGGATCATTTGCGCCACTATTAACAGCGTTATTAACAGCGTTATTGCCTTTATTATAAACAGCACTTAATGTTTTATTTAAACTCTCATTTTCTTTAATCGTGGTGTTAGCTTTTGGGGAGAGAGAAGCTAATTGAGCTTTATCTATACTAAAAGCGGATAACATTTTATCTATTTTGTCTTCGCTTGGATTGGCTTCTGCTTCTGGGACTGTAGTAGGCAACTCAACATTTTTACTTAAATTGGTATTTAAGTTTTGATATTTTCCTAAAGTGCGCTCTTTATTTAAATAAAAAGGTCCTGTACCTTGTAATATATCGCTCTTATCAAATGTTCTTATAGCACTGAATAGTACTGGCAACAAAAATAGTAATGTTATTAACAATAATAATATGAAAAATAATATATAAACAGGGGAAGGTGTTAATCCAATGTCTTTATTTAATTCACTTACAAAAATGGCTATTAAACAAGGAATGAAAAATATGAGATTTTTAAATATGCATGCAAAATATTTTACATAAGCCATTATTATATTTGTGTAGCTGGGTTTACCATCGCCGTCTGGTGGTGTTTTTATTTCACAGTAAATACTAGAAGACGGAGTTTTTATAGAAAAAATGAGTGCTACTATTGATAACATTATCAAAATTATTATTATTATTAATGTAACTCTTGTAATGTTATAATTAGTGTCATCTACTTTGTGTGAATATAAAGCATAGCTTATTATAAATAATGGTATTAAAATTGTTAACAATAAATAGAAAATATATTTCATCATGTTAAATAACGGAGTAGAAACTGATTTTTTTAAGACATCTTTATTTAATATATCTTTATCTCTAATAAGATCACGTTCTATTAGCGATCTTGATTTATATACATTGGCATATTGCACATCACTATTATATTTACTGTCATTAGTACTAGTTGGATTATCCCATGAAGTATTATTTCTATAAACAAAAAATAGGAAAAAATATATACTAAGTGCTACTAACATTATTTCTAGTAACGCTTCATATTTGGTGTTTTTAATATTAAATAGATTTTGTCTGGTGTTCAAATAATGAAACAAAAATAATATTAATATAAGTAATATGCTAATAAAATATCTATAATATTTATGTTTTATACTAGAAGTTTCAATATTAACACCACTATATGTCGTCTCTTTTACCATAAAACCATTAACAATTTTGTCCAATATTCTTGTAAAAATTAAGCTAATATATTTAATAAATTCGGGTATTTTTGTAACACTATTATTTACAAATTCTTGAATTTGTGTAACATAACTATCTGGCATATTATAATAATATAATATAATATATTATAATAATTATGATCTACTAACTAACACAAACTAACACAAACTTTATTATAGATTTTCACAAGCTGTTTTTCTACCATGACAATCTCTACATAATGCTTCCAAATTATCTATATTATTTGAGCCACCATATTCCAATTTTATAACATGATCTACCTCAAACCATGCAGGTAATTGTTTTTTGCATTGTTTGCAATGCCAATTTTGAGATGCTGCAACAAATTTCTTTTTAGTTTCACTTACACTTCGCTTTGTAGAACTATTTCCTGAATATAAAATCTTCTGTTGTTGTTTTGATAAATTATGATTTATGTTTGAAGGATTTGAGAAAGTTACCGATTTTTGAATGCTTGGATTATTGTATATATTATAGTTATTGTTTAATTCTTTTGTTATAGAGTTTGACGTAAAGTCGATAATAGGAGTAATAATACTTGCTGTGTTTCTATCAATAGGTAAATATTTTATATATCCGTTTGAGTTAGTTACTAAATCTCTATAATTATTTGGATCTTTTTTTATATATAAATAAACACATAATCCAATAAAAGCGAAAAAAGCCATTTTATAATATTTTTCATATTGCTTTAGTTTATTTATTAACTTACCTTCAAAATATGTATTAAGTAATACTAGAACCGTTATAAATAAAATAAGTAATTCAAGTTTCATATTATTATTTCATATATAAATATAATAAAATTAATATTAATATAGTTATCAATACTATTCTTAAAATAGGATATTTATTTTTCTTTTTCTTTTTTTTAAGTTTGAGTTTTGCTGCCATTATTTTATATATAAATATATAATTAATATTATTATTATTATTAATAAACTTCCAAAAACATATTTGTGTCTATTTTTTCGTTCATCATCCTTTTTAAGTTCTTTTAATTTATAGTTTGCATAATAGTTATTTAAAGCATCGTAATACGACATTTCTGGTTTACCTAAATAAATGTTTATTTTATTATGTATAAAATGTGTCCATTTTGTAAGTGATTCTCTCGAATCTAAATAAGGCGTGACCGGATATGCATCTAAAAACTTACTAAATACATTTCCAATATCAGGAACAGGTATAAATAATGGCAAATTTGTTATAAAGTCATAATATTTTTTTTTTGTGCTTTCATTTATATTTAATGGATATGACAAAGCGATCGTATATAATACAAACCAATAATGAGGACCCCATATAATAGGATTAAATATTCCATTATTATTCATATTAATATTATTATTCATATTAATATTATTATTCATAATAATAGCTATTTA